TGGATAGAGCACCAGGCTTCGAACCTGGGTGTCGGGAGTTCGAATCTCTCCGGGCGCGCCATTTAACCCACTGGAAACAGTGGGTTTTTTATTTGATATACCGCTGATTTTCTCTTGTGGTTGCAATTTGGGTTGCATTTTACCGATATTTAGAAAGATCAATGCGATTAACAGGTTAAGCCATTTTGAACGATTTCGCATCAAATTAAAACATTTCAGGTTGTAACTAAACTTGTAACCTCATGGTGGATTCAAAAGCATCGATGGCCTTGCGTTTGTGCTCACCGGAGAGATGACCATAGCGGTCCTTGGTGATTTGGATTGAGGCATGATCAAGAAGTTCTGAGAGGGTAGCGAGGTCGCCGCCGTTCATCAAAAAGTGACTGGCGAAGGTATGGCGGAGGGTATGGAACACCACGTCAGAGAAGTCGGACTTTTTATCCTTTCGTCCTTTGTTCTCTTTCTGGATTTCTTTATTGCAGACTTCGATGGTGCTTTCCCATGACGTGCGCATTTTGTCCATGTGGGATTTAGGATCATGGGGCGATGGAAATACATAGGTTGATATCGGGTCTTGCTTCTTGCGCCAAGCCACCAACTCCACGGCAAGGCCAGACATGAGGGGAGACACAAAAACCCTTCTTGATTTCATATCGTGTCCCTGAAAGGTGATCGATCGGTTGATAAAGTCGATCTGCTTCCATTCCAGCCCCATAATGTTTGATAGTCTTAGCCCAGTCCCCAAGGCGATCTTGATAGCAAGACACAGATGCGGCACGGTGGCCTTTTCGATCAAAAGGGTTATTTCGTCCTGAGACAAGAAGCGAGTGCGCTTGTTTTGATACTTCGGCATGCCCACGCTGCTGAGATCCGATGCTACGGCATGAAGGCCGGGAGATGTTCTGGCAGAATACCAGCGACAATGAAGAGTGATAATCCTCTTCAATGTTTTAATACTTTCTGCAACGGTTTTGGGCGCCGCGCTTTTCATTCGGTCATCTCGGAACTGTTCAACCTGGCGGACAGTGATATCCTGAAGGGCGGTACCCGCAAACCATTTGTCAAGATGACGCAGATGATCCTTATAAAATGCCTTTGTCCCCTCCCCTATTGTTCCGGAATCAAGTTCATTCTCGAAAGCCTTCTTTGCCCTTTCCCATGGGATCTTTTCTTCCTCCCCTGGCAGGAGTTGATTTTTCCGGATGGCATCTTTTGCCGATATCAAATAGTCAACAGCATCCTGGCGCCGCGAGGAAACCGCCTTGATACTCGTTTTACCAGATCGTGTAATACGCACATGCCACTTATCTGATAAATTACGATCAGCATTGCATTTGGGACAAGCGCTACGGTTTTTTCCGCTATGGTCCGCTTCCCATGTTCGGCACTTAGGACATGTCAGCTTTTTGAAAATTGATTTTGCGTTCATGGTGTGCCTTTTGTTGGATGCTTGCGGTAGTTCATCTTAGTCCGTTGTCCTTTCCCGCATAAATTACTTTGTTATTTGAATCAAAATTACAGTAAAAAGAATCCCTTATTAACGCTCCATATCCATTTTGGGCATCAACTGCGACATACATTGTATAGCTATTTAAAGTGCGAACGGTTGGTTTTTCTGGATCGGGAAAATGATAGATGGCCGTTGCTGGCGCTTTCAATAATCTGCTTATCTCTATTTGGCACTCCTTAAACATTCTCTTTGCCTCATTTATTTTTTGTGCCTTTTCTTCTGCCTCTTGTTGCGCAATGGCTTTAGCAGGCGGGGGCACGTCTGAACATACCGCCTCATTATGATCAGGATATTCGACAATTCGACATTCCGAGAAGGCCGGAGAAGTCCACAATAAGATTGCTGCCATAATCATCCATTTCATATCCCCTCCTTGTTTTACCTTCACAACATTCCTGAATTATTGTATATCTGCAATCAATGTCCGATGCCGAAGAATCGAGAACCGAAAAGATTCAAATTCGGCTGACTCCATCGGAAAGGGAAGTTCTTGATGCCATCCTCGAAAAAAAAGGTGTGTCCATTTCCAGAGACTACCGCGATTATCTGCGAAAAGAAGCTAAGAGGCTGAAAATCAAGTAAATCCGAGAAGTCGCCTGCCTTTTTTATACCCTCTTTTGTCAGTACAAAATGTCAGTACAAAATCCTACTGTGACGTATTCTGTCCTACCAGTAAAAAAATTTCTTGTTCATTAAAAATAATCCGTGTTTAATGTGTCCATTCAACACAATGAATTGTTGGAAAACGCCACTTCTAAAACCGTGAAAAGGAGTTGTTATGCTTGAACCTGAAGTAGTAGCCAGGTGTAGATCGTTAACTGATTCACAAATCGTTGAAGCCCTCCGGCAAGCTCTTTTTGCGGGTCTGCGCCCTGAGGACTATGTACTGGCTACAATCATTTTTTTAGTTCCTGACCGGCTTGAAGAACTGACTAAAAAACTGTCTGATCTCGCTATTAACCCTTCCCCAATTCCGCCAGTTTTTCCAAAATCAGTGTCGCCGCTTTAGACCTATCGACTATTGCTCCTCCGGCGGCAAGGTCATCATATTGTCGCCGGACTTCACTTAAAACCATATTCAAAAAATCATCTTCTTTTTTAAAAATTTCTCCGTCACCACTTTCCCACCATTCTTCAGTGACATTCCATTTCGACATTATGAGGTCAAGCAACGAATCGCTTGGCTCTTTTTTCCCCGCCTCAATATCAGTTATATACCCCGGTGATTTGTGAATTTCTTTGGCGAACTCTTTTTTGTTTAGGTGAAGAGCCTCACGCAATATTCTTATTTTATCTTTAGTTTCCACTAGTTATATCCTTTTCTGTTCTGATTTCACATACATGAATAAAATTGTTGACACGATTCACTTAGTGAATTATTGTTCTCTTAGTTAATTTGATTCTCGGGTGAGAATAAAAGTGTTCACACTATTATCTAAGAGAAGGGAGATGTCAAGTGAATTTGAAACCAACAATTAAAAATATCAGAGGTTCCACAACAGTTAAATTGTGGGCTGCCAAAAGAGGCTTTCAGTATCAGACCGTGGTTAAGGTTTTGAACGGATTCGTCGGAAAACGGCAGATCGGAATTACTGCTGACATTTTGAATGCACTCAAGGAAGACGGTTACTACGAAGAGGCGGCATAGCCATGATCAAAAACAATAGATACAAAATGCCGGAAACAGCAGAGGAAGCCCGAAAGATGGCTTTCATTCGTCTGGACCATGCATGCGCTTTATGGGGAGGAATGAATTATCTCACCATGCGCTTAAAAGCACTTCGCGACGAGTTACCGGGCTGCAACAAAGTCGGCAAATTCTGGTTTATCCGCCCCGAAGCCATGGACCGGTTTTTTGAAGGCAACACGGCACCCAACAGAAAAAGACATTAACCAGTTACCCCCCCCCGGCTGTCCTCCTCGTGCTGAGTGACACCCGCCATGGGTCGGGGAAGGGTTACATCTGCATTCCCATGGCGGTGCTTTGTTGCGGGCAGCGGCCCTGCGCGAGAGCGTTCAAGGGCCGCACAATAAAAGAAAGGAGAAAACATATGTACACATACGCTCAAGGCTGGAAGCAGAACCGGCGCCTAATTATCCCGGCCAGTACATGGATGTTTTGCGGACTGGTAACGATCTTGTGGTTGACGGCGTTGGTAATGCTTTTGGCGATTTTCTCGGAGACGAAGCATGAGCTCAAACACAATAGCGAATTACCACCGCAGTATGTCGCAGTATTCCCGGGCGCAGGCAGCTTTTGATTCTCGGCAGCCGCCGGAATATTACGATGTTGATTGTGTCACGGAGGAGGAAATGGACGAATACGAGGTAACGATCCCGTTCACCCAGGCGATGTGCGGCTGGTACACGGGCTATTGCAAGGCTGGTTCGGCACGAGAAGCGGTGAAGATCATCAAACAACAGGCCGCGATGCAGGGATGGAATGGGCCGCACAAGAAAGTGATTGTCGAAGCAGTGAAATAGAAACGCCCCGCTGCGAACGAGGCGAATCCAAAACATACCAATGGAGAGAAAGGATAACAACAAATGCAAACAGATTCAAGGAAACATCATGATTGGAATTGAATTTTTTATCCCTGGAAAACCCGTTGCCCAGTCCCGCCCACGGTTTGCCCGTCGCGGAAACTTTGTAGCAACTTATGACGCTACCCCGGCCAAAGACTACAAATCATGGGTGAAATCCTGCGCACTGGATAGCATGGAGAAGTTCGGAATCAAGCTTATCAACCGAGATATCCCCCTTGTCATGACACTGGCCGTACAGATGGAACGGCCTAAAGCCAGAAAGAAAGATGTTTTCCCAGTAACCAAACCAGACTGCGACAATTTCGCGAAAGGCGTCATGGATGCACTAGAAAGCATCCTTTATACCGCAGACCAACAGATAGTCAGATTGATCGTATCAAAACATTATTCAGACCAGCCGGGAGTGTTGGTCACTGTTCAGGAGGCGAAATGCTGAAAGACCTCATAGCAAAACGAACCGACCTTGAGAATCAGATCAGGTCTATCCAAGATGCGCAGATTGCTCCCCTGCAGGAGCAGATCAGCAACATCAATGTCGATATTGACCACATCATCGCGCCGAAACTGATAGACATTCGGTCCCTCCAGAAAAAGGAATTCGGCGCGGTCAATATCACTTTCGATGGTTACAAGATCACATCGACCATTCCCAAAAAAGTCGAGTGGGACCAAGAGAAACTTGGGAACCTGTTCGAAGCGATTATGCAGGCCGGGGACAAACCCTCCAACTACATGAAGATGGAACTGAAAGTAGCTGAAAAGGAATACAACGCTTTCGTTCCTGAGGTCAAAGCCATGTTTGCCGAGGCGCGGACGGTGAAGCCGGGCAAGCCTACTGTAAATATTGAGGAGGTACCCAATGCTTGACCAAATCCGACCGGCTAACAGCGTTTTCCCTCCCCAAAAGATCTTGATCTATGGCGTACAGGGCATCGGCAAGAATACCTTTGCGGCCACGTTCAAAAATCCGATCCTCCTCCAGATCGAGGACGGTTCTGCTGCTATCGATATCCCCGCTTTCCCCTTGGTCACCGCCTTCCAGGGAGTAATCGACGTTATCCAGGCGCTACATGGCGACCATCAGTACAAAACCCTTGTGGTTGACACTCTTGACTGGCTGGAACCGCTCTTATGGTCCGCATGCTGCGAACATCACAACAAGGAATCTATTGAGTCGTTCGGGTATGGCAAGGGCTACGTTGAGGTTGACCGCTGGTGGCGCCACATCATGAGCGGACTAGATTCTCTGCGCCATTCAAAGGGCATGGACATTGTTGTGCTTGCCCATTCGGAAATCAAAAACATCACACCTCCCGACACTGACCCTTACGACACATATCAGATCAAGATGCAGAAACGGGCTTTCTCACTTTGGCAGGAGTGGGCCGACATGGTGTTGTTTCTCAACTACAAGGTCAATATCCAGAAAACAAAGACCGGCATCAATGAAGAGCGCACCCGCGGCATCGGTACCGGCGACCGCATGATCTACACCACTGAGCGCCCGGCATACAAGGCAAAATCCCGCTGGCCCCTGCCGGAAGAAATCTTGATCGGCAAAGATCGCACCTGGACATCATTCCATGAACAACTCGAGGCCGCGACCGGCGGCAAGTATATATCCCCCATTCTGAAGAAGGAGAAACAATAGATGATCGATTTCAATAATGCAGACGAACAGCGTGAAGGTGTGGGTTCAGCAATTCCAGAGGACAGTATCATCCCCTTCAAAATGAACATCCGGCCACCAAAGGCCGGGAAGGAAGGATCTACACATAGCCTTTTCTGCAAATCTCCCAAAAACAATGAGTACATTGATTGTGAGTTTGAAGCTCAAGGCCATTTCGCCGGCCGCAAGATATGGCAGAATTTCACCCTTGTGGGCAGCGATCAGGCCGCCAAGATCAGTATGGCAACCCTGCGGGCGATTGTTGAAAGCGCCCGCAACATTTCTCCGAAAGATGCATCTCCGCAAGCTTCTGCCGGTCGGCAACTGTCCGACTGGGCAGACTTCAACAGCATGGTGTTTCTGGCCAAAGTCGGCTGCAAGGTGGAATTGTCGGCAAAGGACGGCAACTATTACGTCAACAATGAATTTAAGAAAATCATCACTCCTGATGATGCCGAATATGCCAAAGGTGAATTCATCAGTGATAAGCCACTCCCGACCATTCCGGATCCGACCAGCACACCGTCGGCTAAATCATCTTCACCGACTGCCGGGGCAAATGCCTCATGGGGCGCGGCTCTCAGCAATACACCTCCTCCCACAGATACCACCACAGAAGCAAAATCCACGGCTCCGGTCCCGGCCTGGGCGCAGAGGTAACCATGAGCCATTACCAGAAACTTATATGCGATCTGACAGAAGAGGAAGTCAGCAACTACTCCAATGAACTGGCCCGGCTGATTACCGAACAAGGCGAGGTTGAAGCCGAGAAAAAAGAAGTCATGAGTGACTTCGCCGCCAAGATCAACAAGATCATCGCTGATTCCCGTGTGCTGTCTCGCAAGGTGACCACCCGCAAGGAAGAGCGCCAGGTGGAGTGTGATTACGAGTATGACTACATCAAGGGTCTCGTTTTTACTGTTCGTATGGATACCGGCGTCACCATCGGACAGCGCAAGCTTTCGGATGAGGAACGCCAGGAACGGCTTGATTTCGAAGGCGAGCAGGACAGTCTACAGGAAGCCGAAGACGCTGCAGCCGAGGGGACCGAAGAACCTCTCACAACTGTTCAGGATGATTCCGGAGAATCGGAAATCACCGTTTGCATAAACACTGATTGCGGCCATAACGACAAGACCGAGCCGAACGGATGCACCCAGCTCGAATATGCTTGCGAGTGCAAGGAGGCTGTAGGTGCGGCCAGCAAAGACAAAGAATCATCCTCGTATGCAACGATTCAACTCGATCCGTCTTTCTTTGCTGACGGTGGCCCGCTTAAAAAAGCATTTCCCCCGCAAGCCGGTGTCCCGGATGACGGAAAGCTCAAGAAGATCTTCACCCTCGAGGACAGAATTTTCTATCTGATCGGCGCGTCATTCGATGGCAACGGCTACAAAGATGTTGATGCTTACGAGTTGATCAAGCGCGAAGACTGGACAGGCGATACCAGTATCCTCAAAGACCGTCTTGACGAATACCACCGGCAAGAAACGTATGTAGCGCTTTCTTATACTGGCTGCATATTGGTTCACAAAAGCATTGCATACGTTGTTGGTGACCGGATCAGATTTATTCACGCCTCAAACGAAGTTGAAAAACCGGAACTGACAGATGATGAGAAAGATGCAGTCTGCCATGAATGGCGGGATTGCGGATACACTGAAGAATGTTTTGCCCAAAGCAATATGGAAGCGGAAAGAGGGATCTGCTTTAAAGATGAGGCAGCAAAAGCATGATTCTCCGCAACTACCAGAACAGACTTGTTCGTAAGGCCATTGCCGCGCTGAAGAAGCGCGGCAACACCCTTGCAATTGCCTCTACCGGTGCTGGCAAGACAATCATGCTGGCAGCACTCGCAAAGGAAGTGAAGGGCAAAACCCTCATTCTTCAGCACCGGCAGGAACTGATTCAACAAAACTCAGCCAAGTTTCTGAAAGTCAATCCCAACTGGAATATCTCTTTTTTCGACGCAAACCATAAATCATTCGGCGGCCAGGCCGTGTTTGCAATGCAACAGACGCTTACCCGCAACCTGGATCACCTCCCGATGTTTGACCACATCATCTGTGATGAAGTCCATCACATTGTGGCACCGACCTATTCACGCATCATCGACGCATGCCGCGACCGGAACCCTAATCTGTGGTTGTCAGGGTTTACAGCAACCCCGGAGCGTGGCGACCGGAAGTCCCTCAGGAAGTATTTCGACAACGTATCGGAGAAAATCACCATCAAGGAACTGGTGACCCTTGGTTTCCTGGTCCCGCCCCGCGCTTACGTGGTGAACGTTGGCGCGCAGTCGGAACTATCGGCCATCAAGAACCTGTCCGCGTTTGGCGATCAAACCGATGTTGCCAAGATACTCAATACCACCAACATCAATCAGGAAGTAGTCCGCCACTGGAAGGAAAAGGCGGGTGACCGCAAGACAATCGTTTTCTGCGCAACTGTTCAGCATGCCCTCGACGTGGCAGAAGCCTTCAAAATAGCCGGGGTAGAGTCGGGAACAGTCACCGGAGATATGGCCGACGGTGAGCGAAAGGCCGTATTGCAGCGATTCGACCGTGGGAAACTGCAGGTCCTGGTCAATGTGGCGGTACTGACCGAAGGGTACGACAGCCAGCCGACATCATGCGTGGTTTTACTCAGACAGTGCAGCGAAAAAGGGCCGATGATTCAGATGGCCGGCAGAGGCCTGCGGACAGTGGACCCGGAGATATACCCTGGCGTGGTCAAGAAGGATTGCATCATTCTGGACTTCGGAACGTCGCTCCTGACCCATGGCAATTTAGATCAAGAAGACGGATTGCATCAAGAGGTTGACCGCGAAGGGAAAGGCGAAGTTTCTCTCAAAACATGCCCGACTGAATACGTGCCGGGGATGGTTTACAAATTCCCCGACAGAAACGGGGCCGAAGGGTGTGGCGCCGAAGTGCCGGCACAAACCCGGACGTGTCCGATCTGCGGCTTTACGTTCGAGCGGGTCGACAAGAAGGACGAGCAGGAAATACAGGAAATCAGCCTGACTGAGTTGGATATCCTGAATTACAGCCCGTTTCTCTGGCAGGACATTTTCAACACCGATATGTGCCTGATGGCTTCGGGGTTCGCTGCCTGGGCGGGAGTGTTTTCTCCCGACCGTGGAGAAACGTGGGTAGCACTGGGCAAAAAGCAGGATGAGAAGAAAGTATATCAATTAGCCAGAACCGGCAGATTACAAGCGCTGTCCGCCAGTGACGATTTTCTCAGGAACTACGAAACGGACGGCGCGGCCAAGAAGTCAAAACGCTGGCTCAATGAGCCGGCTACGGCCAAGCAAATCGATTTACTGAACAAGTTCGGATATCAATTGCAGTCCGATATGTTCGGAAATTCAGGAATGACTAAGTATGCAGCGAGCTGCATCACAAATTTCTTTTTCAATCGCTCCGCGATCGAGCGGGCGCTGGGGGTCGTATGAGTAATGTCGCACGTCACGAAATGATGGCTAAAAGGCTCATGGCCGAAGTGTCCGCCGGTCGCATTGATAACGAATGGACGGAAGACTTCATTGTCAGCGTACACAACAGGCTTGATGCTGGATTATCACTCTCAGACAAACAGTCCACCAAGCTGGAAGAACTTTTTGAAAGGTACTGATATGCAACTATTTGAAAGAATAACGTCACCATCCGGCAGGGTGACATATCGAGAATATATTCCAACCGCTCCGGACGGCGCCGATGACATGACCGATGCGCAACTGGTCACCATGGCCGTTTCTGTGGGCGTGACTTGCCTGATGATGTTGGAAAGGATGCTGAAACCTCATTCGCGGAATGCCCGGAAGATTCAGCAGCTTGAGCACGCTATTTTTGAGCTTGCCAAAGGTCAAGGCGCACATGTTGACAGCGAGATAGTCGATTACTGGATTGAAGTCTGGAATTCGACCATGGCTAACATCCAGCGGGGAATTGTGGGGAAAGGCGCAGCCGCATGAACTACCTCGAATTCCTGAAAAGTAAGATTGAGGTGGCCACTGATAGCGGGTTTGAAGTGGATGATTCGGAGATACATCCCACCCTCAAGCCCCATCAGCGCGACGATGTCAAGTGGGCGATCAAGGGCGGTCGCCGGGCGCTGTTTGAATCCTTTGGCCTGGGGAAAACCATTCAGCAGCTTGAGATATTGCGCATAATCGTTGCCCATGAAGGCGGCAAGGCCCTGATAGTCTGCCCCTTGGGAGTCCGCCAAGAGTTCAAACAGGATGCCGAAAACCTGCTCGGAATTCAGGTTGAGTATGTTCGCACCATGGCCGAGGTCAAGGCGGCAACAGCGGATATTATGATTACAAATTACGAGCGGGTAAGGGACGGAGATATCGATCCGCAGTTCTTCACAGCAACCAGCCTTGACGAAGCATCGGTTTTGCGGTCGTTCGGATCTCTGACTTACCAGATGTTTCTCCAGAAGTTCAAGGGGGTGAAATATAAATTCGTCTGCACCGCCACACCTTCACCCAACAAGTACAAGGAACTGATTCATTACGCTGGGTACCTGGAAGTGATGGACACCGGGCAGGCCTTGACGCGGTTCTTTCAACGGGACAGCACGCAAGCCAATAACCTGACCATCTACAAACACAAGGAAGAAGAATTCTGGTTGTGGGTGTCGACCTGGGCGGTCTTCATCACAAAGCCTTCCGACCTTGGATATCCGGATGAAGGCTATGACCTGCCACCAATGGAGGTTGTCTACCACGAGGTACCGGTCGATCATCTCTCCGGACCGGCCGAGAAGGACGGACAAACCAAGCTATTCAGGGATGCCGCCGAAGGGCTGAAAGAAGCAGCGCGGGAAAAGCGGGACAGTATCGACAGCCGGATTGTCAAGATGATGGAGATCATCACCGCGGCGCCGGACGATCATTTCATTATCTGGCACGACCTGGAGGCCGAACGCCACGCCATCAAGAAAGCCCTGCCGGAATGCATGGAAGTTTTCGGCAGCCAGGACCTTGATATCCGTGAGCAGCGCACCATCGACTTTGCGCATGGCCGCATTCAGTACCTTGCAACGAAACCGGAACTATCAGGATCCGGATGTAACTTTCAGCGACATTGCCACAAGGTCATTTTCCTGGGCATTGGCTACAAGTTTAATGACTTCGTGCAAGCCATCCATCGTGTTTATCGTTTTCTCCAGATGTACAAAGTCGAGATCCACATCATCTACACCGAAAGCGAAAAGGCCATTCTGGAAACCTTACTCAAGAAGTGGAAGCAGCATGATTACCTGGTCGAGAAGATGACCGACCTGATCAAGCAATACGGGCTCAACACTACATCCATAATTGACAAGCTCGCACGGAAGATTGGAGTAAAGCGCGTGAAAATTGAAGGAAAATTATACACAGCAGTCAACAACGATTGTGTTCTGGAAACATCGCAGATGCCGGATAACAGTATCGACCTGATTCACACATCAATTCCATTCAGCAACCATTACGAGTACACGCCGTCATATAACGATTTCGGCCACAATGAGAATAATAGCCGCTTTTTTGACCAAATGGATTTCCTAACACAAAACCTGTTGCGGATTCTTAAACCCGGGAGAGTAGCAGCGATCCACGTCAAGGACCGCGTCATGTTCGGCAATGCCACAGGTACCGGGATGCCGACCATTGACCCGTTTCATGTGGACTGTATCAATCATTACCGGAATCACGGTTTTATGTACTTTGGCATGATTACCGTCGTCACTGATGTTGTCCGCGAGAACAATCAAACTTACCGTCTCGGGTGGACGGAACAGTGCAAGGACGGCTCAAAGATGGGCATCGGCTGTCCGGAATACATTTTGTTGTTCCGCAAGCTGCCGACCGATACCAGCCGGGCCTATGCCGATATCCCGGTATCAAAAACCAAGGAAGAATACACCCGGGCTCAATGGCAGCTTGATGCTCATGCGTTCTGGCGTTCGTCTGGCAACCGGTTGATGAATAAGGATGAGATGGCCAGCCTGCCGGTGAATGATCTACAGCGCGTGTACCGTGAATTTTCCAGGGAAACTGTATACAGCTACGAGGAGCATGTCGATCTGGCGAAGAAACTGGACACTGACGGACGGCTGCCGGCCACGTTCATGGTGGTGGCGCCAGGGAGCTGGACGGATGAAGTGTGGGACGATATCAACCGCATGCGGACGCTGAACGGCGAACAGGTACGGCGCAATGTCCAGATGCACGTTTGCCCTCTCCAATTCGATATCGTGGAGAGGATCATCAACCGGTACAGCAATAAGGGAGAGGTTGTGTTCGATCCCTTCGGCGGCATCGGTACCGTTCCGTACATGGCAATCAAGGCGGGGCGCAAAGGCTATATGACGGAACTGAACAGCGATTATTTCCGTGATGCTATCGGGTACCTACAGGCTGCTGAGCAGGAAGTGGATATGCCGACTCTGTTCTCTTTTCTGGAGGCGGCATGAAGATTATCCGCGTGTTTCCCCGCAAAACTAATGCGACACCGGATGATGATCTGGTTCGTATCGATTGTGCTCCCGACCTCTATGACGAAGCCGACGAGGTACATGTGTCGGTAGCGTTTACATGGGATCTCAAGCGCGCTGAAGAATTGGCAAAAGCATGGCGGACTGTTGCTCCGGTTCGGATCGGTGGACCTGCCACGGGAGAGGCTGGAAATGAATTTGTTCCTGGAAGGTACGTGCGGCATGGGTACGTTATTACCAGCCGTGGATGCAACAACAACTGTTGGTTTTGCCGGGTACCGAGAGTCGAAGGCAACATCAAGACTATTGGGATACGTAACGGGTGGAATGTGCTTGACGACAATCTGTTGCAATGCCCAGAAGATCATGTCCGAGAGGTGTTCGCAATGCTCAAGCGCAACAAGTCGCGTGGTCCGGTGCAATTCACAGGAGGATTAGAAGCAAAACGGCTGGAACCTTGGCACATTGAGGCTTTGCGCGAACTGAAACCGAAACAGATGTTTTTCGCCAACGATACGCCCGACGATCTGGAACCGCTATGGATTGCCGGTTCACGGTTGATGGTTGCTGGCTTTACCAGGGCAAGCCATGTGATGCGTGCGTATGTGTTGTGTGGCTGGCCCTCCGACACATTCGATGCGGCAAGCAAGCGAATGCACCAAACGATAGCAGCGGGTTTCATGCCGATGGCGATGTTATATCGCGATGGCTCCGGCCATAGACATCGAGAGTGGATGCGCTGGCAGAGACAATGGGCAAGACCGGCTATTATCAGCCAACACAGTAAGGAGGCGGCATGACACCAGCTATCCAGATGGAAAGGAAAACAGCATGAAGCATTTACACGTAAAGGAGCAGAACATGAATACAAAATTTGGCCCACCGGTTAGGCCTTCCATGTGGCATCACCTGAAATGCTGGCCAGAGTACTTTGCTGCTGTTCTGCGCGGCGACAAACCCTTTGAAGTTCGCAAACACGACCGGGATTTCCGGCCATGCGACTACCTGACATTGGAGGAGTGGGACCCTGCGACAGAACAGTACACCGGGAGGATTGTTACTCGCTTGGTTATTTCCTTCTTTGATGACAGCTTGCCCGGAGTTGAGCCGGGTTATTGTGTTATGGGAACGAGGAAGGTTTGACGGCCTGTGTCACGTATTAGTAAGGAGGTTTAAAAGCGATGATCGACCTACCAGAACTTGCAGCCCGGTTGAACGACGCCGGGCTCATAAATAAATCATTCATGGACATGACGAAGTCCGAGATTCAGACGATGATCAGCGCGGTTTTCTCCTGCCCAGATGATGAAATTCCAGTGCAAGGATGGTCAAAACCGTTCCTCGAGGATATGCCGGACGGTGTCCCCCGGTTGGTGATTCCGCACGACAGTCATCCAAAGTATCGCTGGTGGCAATCTGGCGGCCAAGACCTGCTTGCTACTTTAATAGAGGTGAATGCGCCATGGCCGACGGCAAAGCGATATCTGGAAACCAAGATAGGTGTTAGCTGTATGACTGAGCAGGACTATATGAACAGGTTGATACCGTTTTGACTTGCAGCCGTGAGCATCAAGCCCGAGTAATCCGCTAACGATAGGGCGGTAATGCTGGGACGGCTGCTTTTTATTTGTGGCAGATCTGCCACAAAATTTGGGGTACGAGGGTCGGACGGAATTCCGACCGACCTCTGCAAAACGAAAGGAAACGCATGCTCGACTTCAATTCCCGGTCCGCTCTACCGGATCGGATAAATTATTTAATAGATATGGCGATGCCGCGAGAAGAGAAAGAGCGCGACTACTTAGGTGCATCCGGCATCGGTCACGCCTGCGAGCGGCACGTTCAGTATTACCTTATGTCGGTCCAGGGAACTATTGACAAAAAACAACCTGAACCGCGTATCCTGCGTATTTTTGACCGGGGCAATGTTTATGAAGATCGCTGCCGAACGTGGTTAAAACAGGCTGGTTTTATTTTCGGGCGTGGCAGCCATCAGAAGGGATTCAGTGACTTTGATGGACAATTCAAGGGGCATGTTGACGGTATTCTGACGGGCTGGCAACCGCAAGATATTGTTTGTCCTATTCCCCTTCCGGCGCTTTGGGAAAATAAATGCCTAGGCTCTAAGTACTGGAAGAAAGTAAGGGATGAACATCTAAAGGCATATTCGCCAATCTATTACGCTCAAGTCCAGATTTATATGCACTACCTTAAATTGGCATGGTGTCTATTTTGCGCCATCAACGCTGATACGATGGAAATTTATCACGAGTTAGTTCCCTATGATCCTACAGAGGCGATGCTATGCAGATCAAGGGTGCAATCGACTTTATCATCAATCTCCGAGGGTTATATGCTCAATCGGATCAGCAATACTTCGGCATATTATGTTTGCAAGATGTGTGATTTCCGCGATGTATGTTGGAGTGCACCATGCCAATAGATTTCAACCAATGGGGAAACGAGTCCGATGAACAAAAAGAAATAGATTTCGAAACCATCAGCGCTATTTGCAACCAAAATATTCAACGGATACTTGAACACTACCAGCCCGGTGGCCGCATCATTCAGAATGAGTATGTATGTGCGACGAAATACGGCGGAAAAGGCTCTTCATGTTCCACATCTATCATCAAAGGCGCTGGAGGAGACTTCGGCGCCGGTGAGACGTGGGGCGATATGATTGACTTGGTAGCCCAGATCGAGGACGTTTCCATGTCCGAGGCTGCGCGCCGGCTGCAACAATTCCTGTCAATTGGGCCGGACACTCCCCGGCCTATTCCTCCCATCCCACAGCAGACTCCGGATGAACGCTACGAGGCCGGGCAGCGCATTGCTCTGGCCTTGTGGGTGGAATCGGAATCATGTCCTGCTCAGCATCCTTATCTGATCAAAAAGCAGGTCAATCCGGACAACGGTATTCGCCTACATCAGCCGACAGGAAATATCTTGATTCCGCTTTATGACGAAAACGGCATCTTGTGGAGCGTCCAGAGAATCGGTGCAGATGGGGAAAAGAAGATCAACCATTGCGGTAAGCTGACCGGTAATTTTTTCATTATTAACGGTGAGCGCGACGTGGTGTACATCTGCGAGGGATATGCCACAGCGCAGACGGTGGCAATGGCGACCGGTAAAACTGTGGTGATGGCGATCAGCGCCGGCAATTTGGCGCCAGTAGGTGAGAAGATCGGCAAGATGTTTCCATCGTCACATTTGGTTTTTGCCGCAGACAATGACCAGAAGCCGGATAGTGACGAAAACCCCGGTATCAAGGCGGCCACGAATGCGGCTAAACAGATCGGACGCGGCGTGGTGATGCCTCCGCCTTTTCCTGCTGGGCAGAAGGGTGATTGGAACGACTACGCGCTGGTTCATGGCGGTAAAGCTACACGGGAATTGTTACTGAGCAACAAGCGCTCTCAGGTATTCGTTGACATTAAGACACTGCAAATCACTGAGCCTCAGTTTTTGATTGAAGACATCATCGAGACACCATGTACAGGAATGGTGTTCGGGCCGTCCGGATCCGGAAAATCCTTTTACGTGTTGGATATGGGTTTTCATATTGCTTGTGGCAAGAAGTGGCTGGGGAAGCAGGTGCAGCAAGGCGCCGTATTCTATGTGTGCGGCGAGGGCCGGCACGCTATTCCACGCAGGATGAAGGCATGGGAAACGTATTATAAAACGGAGGTACCTTACGGCAAGTTCCTGATGTCGTCGGCCCGGGTCGATTTTAGTCCGGAGTCGGTTCGGGATATGACAATAGAGATTGACCACATGTCGGAGCAGACGGGACCGCCGGCAATCATCATTGTCGATACTATGGCCAGGGCCCTCCCGGGAGATGCAGACGAAAACAGTTCGAAAGACGTGGGCGCGTTCATCGATGAGTGTGACCGGCTGCAATCCAAGTACAACTGCGTCGTGTTGATAGTTCACCATACCGGCCATGCTGATAGCGCCAGCAAGCGCGCCAGAGGGTCATCGGCAATCAAGGGAGCTATGGACGTTGAGATGTTGGTAACGAAGGATCGCACTGTTGAATGGACAAAAACAAAGGATATGGAGCCGCATGTCCCTGTCAAGTTTGAGCTTCACCCCATTCAGTATGGCGAAGGCAAGCGAGACGGCAGTTGCGTGCTCAAGTATGATCTGGAGTTCAACCCGAAAACGGCGCGATCAGAAACTGCCTACAGGAAGGCTGCGCGTAAAGCTCTCGCTGAAGCGGTAGAAGCTGAAGGCATAGGCAAATGTCTGTCGGATACGTGGTTAAACTGTTTCGCCGCCATATTCCCTGAAAAAACTTCACGTGCGGTCCGTGCGGCACTCCTGCGCAAAGAATGTGGCGAGGCATGGAAGATGATTGAAGCGGGAGAAGTTGAACACGATGGCAAGTATTGGTCTCCAATTATGGATCAAAATAAGGTAACAGAAGGCATGTTTGAGGGACTGATATAATGCGACACACACAACACAATTATATGTTTTGTGCTGTGTGTGTCAGGTTGAGTATTTACGCTTTTTCTTTAAATATTAATAGTTTGCTTGGTGGAGATTCAATTATGATTCCTTCTGCTTTCAAGTCAGCAATAGCCCGAGAAAATGCCATATTTTTGGCATTATCCTTCCCTTCCCGCATCGCCTTAAAGATAGATCGCGCGGCAGAAACATCAAACTTGTTATCCGGCATAGGATCACGTTTTAAAGCTTCTTTGATAGAAATGACGACTAAATCCTTAAAAGTAGGACCTGTATCTGTCTTTATGGACTGTGTTTTCCGCTTCTTTAGACATTCTCTTTCGAACTCCAGCAGTTCTTTATATCGCTCTTCAGTGATGCTTATGTTTATCATTTTTGATCTCCTTATATTTGACCCTAAAACCACACACACAATACACAATACAGATGTAATGTGCAACACATTTATTATTTGTATGTGTGTAGCCATGGTAACAGAACAGAAAAAAGCCATATTTCTGCATGGTGCACACACAACATCGAATGTATGTGTTGTGTGACACGCACAAGCGTATTCCCCTTTAGGGGATACGCAGTGTGTCTCACAATGCATTCCTGCAATCATTGACAACAACATCGCACATATGTTGCAAAATAAACACAATAACAATTATAATCTATAGGATGAATAGACAATGAACCATTTTCACCCAGCATACGAAGCGCTCCACTGCGGAGCAACTGACGGCATCATGTGCACCAATCCGAAAGACATTACTTGCCCAGTGTGCAAGGAGAACGAGCGGAAGCAGTACCGACTGACGGTCACGTTTCCGAGACTGAGGTTTGTGGATAGCAACGACATGTGGGACCAGCTCGCACATATTGCTTCAGAATTAAAGGAAACGCATGAGGCTATGTATGAGCCAGGATATGCGAGGATCGCAGAAGAGACTGTTGACCTCATGCAGTCATGCGCAACTATGCTCTACATCTTGAGGGATAAGCACAGCATTAACCTGGATGAGATCGTAAAGCAGGTGCAGGAGAAGAATGGGAACAGGGGATATGAGGTATAGATCATGGAGTGGAAGAAGACAGCACGATGGCAGAAAGCAAGAGCAAGGTTCTTGCGAGATAATCCACTATGCGTTGATTGCTACAAGCGTGACAGATTAACACCAGCAACCGTGGTCGATCACATCAAACCGCATAAAGGCGATTATGGTCTGTTCTGGGATGAAAGCAACTGGCAAGGAATGTGTAAGCCATGCCATGACCGCAAGACGGCCTCTGAGGATGGAGGATTTGGCAACACGCAGGCCAATAGTCGCGTCAGGTCGGATTGTGGCCTTGACGGGCTTCCTGTTGATTCTAGGCACCATTGGAATAAAGGAGAGTGAACGCATGAATGCAACAACTTTGATGACAAAAGGACTCATTTCAACACTGCCACAAGAGAACCAGGACCAAGTAACGGAATGTTATGACAAGATCAAGACGTTGATTGATGAATACCCTGATGGTATTGGAATTCTTACTATCACCTTGATCGGATCAGAGATGCAGGATCAATGATGCAGGGGCGGGTTAGTGACAATTTTCGGCATCACCCATATGGGGGGTAGTCAAATCCTTGACGCTTTTCGCCTCCAGACCGTGTGTGCCCCTTTTTGTGCGCAATGTCAAAATAATGATTGGGGGTTTGTTGCCCCCTGAAAGGAGTATTAATGTCAAGGCAACCAGCAAAGAATGATCGGGCAATTGAGTTAATAAAACAAGGCGCAGAATCAATGGGTGTTCGTTGTTTTGCGCGTGCTGTTGGCATATCTCCGGCCATTGTCACCCGGTACACACAGGATAAGTGCGGAGAAACGTCATATGCAATACTGCAAAAACTCTCCAATTATTTCAATGAAACTTTTGTTATTGAGGTAAAACCTGAATAACTACATAACCCTTGTGTTGAGATGACACCAAGAAGGAATTGAAATGGGAAGAAAAACAACACCTACACCGTTGAAACTGGTCACTGGTACCGCCAGGAGTGATCGGATAAATCCTGATGAGCCTGAGGTCGAAGTCAAGATCCCAGTTCCTCCGAAACATCTTAGCAAAGAGGCGAACGAAGAGTGGCGACGTATGGCGCCATTACTTCAAGACATGGGGCTGATCTCGGAAAACGACCGAGCAGCTTTCGCCATGTACTGCGCTGCCTGGGGGGATCACGTGAAAGCGGAGAATATGATCCGGAAAAAAGGCCACGTCATTGTCACTACCAACGGGAACGAGATTCAATCGCCCTGGGTTTCGATCAGTAACACGGCGAAGCTGAACGCTTTCAAGTTTCTTACCGAGTTCGGACTGACTCCGGCCAGTCGGTCAAAGGTAAGTGTGACGAAGAAAGAAAAGAAACCCGAAGGAAAGGAAAGGTTTTTCAAGTAATTGACAGGAGGTCTATAATGTGGATTTTGGTTTTGTATATTTCGACAACTTTTCATTACTTTAATGCAGATAGAATTGTCTATTTCGGACAAGATCACATGGCCGCTGATATCAACAAAAGCGTTGTTATGCAGGAGTTTAATTCAAAAGAAAGCTGCGAACTCGCTTTGATTGAGATTAATAACACAACAAAGTTGCATGGGGTGTGTCTTGCAAAATAAGGGAAAGGAAAGGTTTTAAATGAGCGAAAACATAAAAATATTAAATAAATATGAAAGAAGGAACTTATATACCACACTAAAAAACAATATCGATGACTATGCATTGTGGATGCAAGTTAAACAATTATTTCTCTCGTATGGTTTTTTAAATCAAAAACTCAAGAAACAATCGTTGCTCATTAAGCATCTAGAGACAGAAAGAACCCCACAATGACCGACCGCGCCACCGCATACGCAAACGCCGTAATTCTCGGAAAAACAGCCGCGGGGCCTCATGTCCGTGATGCATGCCAGCGCCACCTTAACGACCTAGTACACGCTGGGGAACGAGGCTTTTACTACGATCTGGAAGAGGCTGCCGAAGCAATAGCATTCTTCGAAGAATGTCTTTGCCTGAACGGCGGACAATTCGAGGGCAAACCGTTCCTCTTGCTCCCCTGGCAAGCCTTTATTGTCGGCTCCCTGTTCGGTTGGAAACGGAAATCCGACGGCATGCGGCGCTTCCGGGTCGTCTATATCGAGACCCCAAAAGGCAGCGGCAAGTCCCCCTTGTGCGCCGGCATCGGCCTAAAGGGTCTTGTTGCCGACAGTGAACCACGCGCCGAGATCTATGCCGCAGCTACTTACAAAGATCAGGCGATGGTATTGTTTCGTGACGCCCTTGCCTTCTTTGATCAGTCCCCTGAACTGCAATCCCGCCTAACCGCTTCCGGCACCGGCGCCAACCGCTGGAACCTTGCCTATCTCGAAAAAGGATCCTTTTTCCGGGTAATATCCAGCGAGAAGAAAGGACAGTCCGGGCCCCGGCCACATATGGCACTTCTGGATGAGATCCACGAGCACCGTGACGGAACTGTCATCGAGATGCTGCGCGCCGGTTTCAAGTTCCGCCGGCAGCCGCTTTCGGTGATGATCACCAACTCAGGCCATGACAAAACATCCGTCTGCTGGGAGTATCACGAAATGGGCTGCAAGGTGTCCGCTGGGCAGATCGAGAATGATGAGTTTTTTGCCTATATCTGCGCACTGGATGAGGAAGATCTGAAAGACGATCGATATCTGACCGATGAAACGCTGTGGCCAAAAGTTAATCCCTCCCTCCATGCTGGTATTCCCGGCTTCGATTACATCCGTGGGCAGGTCAAGGAAGGGATAGGCATGCCGTCGAAGATGGCGACCGTCAAGCGCTTGTGTTTCTGTCAATGGACGGAAGCGGATAACCCATGGATCGATAGCAACACATGGTTTGCCTGTCAGGATAAGGATTTTGACGAGACGTTGCTGGCCGGTCGCCGCTGCTGGGGAGGTCTGGACCTATCGGCCGTCAACGACCTCACCGCTTATGCTCTGCTATTCGAACCGTCCTATGATGATCCCTATTGGCGGCTGAAAGTTTGGTTCTGGATGCCGGGTATTGGGCTGAAAAAGAAGTCAGACAAGGATCGAGTGCCGTATATCGCGTGGCGTGATGCCAGATATCTGACCGCTATCGACCGTAAAACCATTGATTACGAGTTCGTGATTACCGATATCATGCGGATTAACGAGCAATTTGACGTGCAGAAAATAGCCTTTGACCGCTGGAATATCGCCAGCTTCAAGAAAGAAATTGACCGCATTGGCGCGGATCTGCCGGATCTGGAAGAATTTGGCCAAGGTTTCCAGTCCATGGGCCCAGCCGTCAAGGAATTTGAAAAGTTGCTTGATGACAAGCTCCGTCACAACGGCAATCCGGTTTTGACCTGGTGCGCTGCCAATGCGGTTGCCGTCGAAGATCCTGCGGAAAACAAGAAGCTGGACAAGAGCCGGTCGACCGGGCGCATCGATGGAATTGTTGCCGCTGTTATGGCTGCTGGCATCATCGATACCGAAAGCGGAGGCAACGTTTATGAGGAACGTCTCGCCCGCGGCGAAAGCCTATTTTCGAGTATGTAAAAAACAGTGTTGACAATCTACACACATGAGTATAAAAGGTAATCAATCTCCTTTGTGTAGCATAAGCCAGCGTCGTGATGACGCAGGGAAAGTATGAACAAGAAAGCCATCGCCATATTGCAAGAGGGCCTAGCCGTTATCGGTATAGGCCTTCTTGCCGTTGGTGCCTGGCAAATCTACCCTCCTGCTTGCCTAATAATCTCTGGTATCGCCTTAATTACCCCGTTTGTATGCAGCTTGCGGGGTAAAAAATGATACTTCGCTCCCTTTTTATTCCCCAAAACGCACTTGAAACAAACACGATGACCACCGGAACGCTGGAAATGATCATGCGTTCACTGGCCCAATCAACATCAACCGGCATCGCTGTTTCTCCTGATAGTGCGCTCCGCGCTTCTGCTGTCTATGCCTGCATTAAAGTCATCTCGGAAACCGCTGCTCAACTCCCCTTGATAATGTATCGGCGGGGGAAAAATAACACCAAAACTCCCGCAACCGATCATCCTCTTTATAATCTCATCGGCCTCAAGCCAAACGGGTATCAGACTTCATTCCATTTCCGTGAAATGCTGACCGCTCACACGGGTTTACGCGGTGACGCGATTGCATTCATCAATCGGGTTGGCAGGGGAGAAATCAAAGAACTGATTCCTATCCATCCGGACCGAGTGGCAATCCAGTTTGACGACACGACGATGCAACGCACGTACAGCATCGCAATGCCGGGTGGACAAAAGCGCACGTTTGACCAGTTTCAAATTTTTCATCTCATGGGAATGACGCTCAATGGCTGGCAAGGCGTTACTCCGATCACCTACGCGCGGGAATCAATCGCATTATCACAAGCAACTGAGAAATTCGGCGGGAAACTGTTCGCAAACGGCGCAAAAATGAGCGGGATTCTGACCTACCCTGGCAGATTCAAGGACAAGGATAGCAAGGTTAAGGTTGGTCGGGGCTTTGATGCAGAGGCCAGCGGAGAGAATGCGCACAACACAATCGTACTCGAAGATGGAATGAAGTGGCAACAGGTGTCCATGTCTTCCGAGGACTCGCAGTTTCTTGAAACTCGCGGTTTCCAGATTCCGGAAATTGCTCGTTTCTTTCGGATGCCATTACACAAAATCCAGGATATGAGCGCCAGCACGAACAACAACATCGAACAGCAGGCGCTGGAGTTCCTGACCGACTGCATGATGCCGTGGTTCCGGCGCTGGACAGACACGCTTGCCGTGCAACTGCTCACTCCCCAGGAACAGCAGGAATATTTTTTCAGGTTCGACATTGACGACCTTTTGAAAGCCGACATGGTGAGTCGGTTCACGGCCTACAGCCAAGGCATTACCGCAAGAATTCTCAGTCCGAACGAGTGCCGAGAAAAAGAGGACATGAATCCTTACGAAGGCGGCGATACTTACGAAAACCCGGCAATTACACCCGGTCAGCACCTAGATAAAGCACTTTCTACCAAGAAGTAGAACCAAAGCACCGCCGTGACGGCAGGAGCGAAACATGAAAAAGAACTGGTACCGCATCGAAAACGCAGCCGCAGACGAAGCCACGATCTGTATTTATGACGAAATCAGCGCGTGGGGTATCTCCGCACAATCATTCTGCTCTGATTTGGCTGGGGTGAAAGCCAGCACCATCAATCTGCACATTAATTCCCCTGGCGGAAACGTATTTGACGGAATCACCATCGGTAACGCGCTGCAGGCTCATGCCGCCACGGTCAACGTGGTTATTGATGGATTGGCCGCGTCTATTGCCTCCATCATCGCCATGGCCGGGGACAAGATCAGCATGGCCAAGAACGCCATGATGATGATCCATAACGCCTGGGGCGGATGCTGCGGAAATTCTTCCGACATGCTGAAAATGGCTGACACCCTAGACAAGATCGACAGCACGCTGGTCGACACCTATGCCGCCCGTACCGGATGCGGCAAACGCGCAGTCAAGCAGATGATGAACGATGAAACATGGATGACCGCCGATGAAGCCAAGGCCAAGGGCTTTTGTGATTGTGTCGGAACAGATGGAGCGGCCAAAGCCAGCTTTGACTTGTCCAAATTTCACAACACACCTCCCATGGCACTGGTTACATTTGGCGCGAAAGCAAATCAGGAGCCGGCCACAGAGCGTGAAATAGAAGCTCTCTTGCGGGATGCAGGGGTTTCAATAGCAAAGGCAAAGGCCGCAGTCGCGGCAATCAGGGCTGAACCTGTGCGGGATGCAGAGGGTTCGGCTGAAGATCTGGCAAAGCAGTTTTTGATGGAAATCGAAACGGTAAATTTTATCTCTCAAGTATCCAACTAAAGGACCGTCGCGAGACAGGGCCGACAATCATGCAGCGCCGGGAGGCGCGGCGAAGGAGTAACAAATGGAAGAACTTTTGAAACAGCTTCAGAAAGCGTTCCACGACTTCAAGGAACTGAATGACCAGCGATTGAAGGCAATAGAGGCCAAGGGTGGCGATGTGTTGCTTGAAATCGCAACTGACAAAGCAAATGCAGCCGTAACCGAACTGGAAAAGAAGATTAAAGATCGCGTTGACGGCCTGGAAGCCAAGTTCAACCGGCAGGGTTTCGGCGGTGGCGGAAACAGTGAAACAAACCAGGCGCGTATTGCTCACCGGGAAGGCTTCAACAACTATTTCCGTCGCGGTGTAGAAGCTGGGCTGAAGGATCTCCAGATCCAGGCCGCACTTTCCAGCGGGTCGGATACGGACGGCGGTTTTACCGTCCCCTTCGAGCTCGATACCAATATCTCCCGCGTTATGCAGAAATATAGTTCAATGCGGGGCCTTGCGACCGTCCGTACCATCGGTGCTGCCAATTACAAGAAGATCGTCAATCTTGCTGGCAATCAATCCGGATGGGTTGGCGAAACGGACTCTCGCCCGGCTACCAATACTCCACAGTTGTCCGAACTGGACTTCCCGGCCATGACGCTGTACAGCAATCCGGCTGCTACACAGGATTTGCTTGATGACAGCATGATCGATATCGAATCATGGCTTGCTGACGAAGTTGGAATCGATTTCGGTGAAAAAGAAGGCTTGGCCTTTATCTCCGGTAATGGTGTCAAGCAGCCGCGCGGAATCCTGGCATATCCGGTTGTAGCCAACGCATCTTCAACATGGGGTAGCGTTGGATACATACCCACAGGGGCGGCGGGTGCCTTCGTAGCATCTCCCAATCAGGTCGACTGCCTTATTGACCTGATCCACAGCGTCAAGCGCGGATATCGGCAGAATGCATCGTTTTTGATGAACACCACTACCCTGAGCGCTGTTCGCAAAGCAAAAACCACCTACGGTGATTATCTCTACACCCCTACCGTATCCCCTGGCGTCCCCTCAACTTTCTTCGGTTATCCAATTGAGGAAGACGACAACATGCCGTCTATCGCGGCGAACAGCTATTCCATCGCTTTCGCTGATTTCGCTCAGGCATACGTCATCGTTGACCGCATCGGAACTCGTGTTGTCCGCGATGCCTATACCAACAAGCCTTATATCCATTTTTATACCACCAAGCGTGTTGGCGGCGGCATCCAGAAGTTTGAAGCCATCAAGCTGCTCAAGTTCGCAGCGTCCTAATAAAACAGGGCGGCATAGTTCGCCCCTTAACCTCTTACAGGAGACAAAATCATGTCCATGAAANNCAACATTGCCATGCCCGTTGGCGCATCCGGAGATACGCTCTCTACTTCGTTGCACCATGTTGTCACCCTGACTCATGCCGACGATAACGGCGCCGGTTCCCCCGGCACTTATGCTGCTGTTGCCGCAAAAGACGTTCTTGGTGTTACTCCGGATGCCAACGGCAAGATTTTTGACTTTGACGGCACCATCAACACCGCATCGTCCTGCCCGCAAGTCGGATATGTCGGCAATAAGCGGTTTATCAAGGTCACCACTACTCCGACCGGCACTGTTACAAACGGGATGCCGCAAGCAATTATCATTATCAAGGGCGAAAAGAACGTAACGCCGTAATCACTCCAAACCTGATCACGGGGCGGCTCCCATAGCGCCCCCATGAGGTATCCAATCATGGCATACAAGATTTTGAAAGATTTCAGAGGCAGTCCTGACGGGATGGCCGTCATCGATTACAACAAAGGCGAGGTTGTTGACCTTGTTCCGTCGTTGGCTCAAATCGCACTTGAAGAGAAATGGGCAAAGGAAGTCTCCGACCCGGTTACCGCCGATCCCCAGCCGGAACCGGCAACCAACGATGTTACCGGTCAACCCGAATTGTCTGCACCGGTGGCTTAATCCATGCCACTGCGCCTGATCACAGCACCGGCAACGGAACCGGTCACGCTCGCGGATGTATCAGCGCATGTGCGATGGGACGTTAGCGCAGAGTCGACGGCTATCAACCTGTTTATTCAGGCGCTTCGGGAACGTGCCGAGGCTGAAACGCATCGGGCACTGATAACCCAGACGTGGGAACTGTCCATGGACAAGTTCCCTGTTCCACAGATATTCGGCTACACCGGACTGGATCCGATTTATCCAGCCAAATTCCGGGGGGAGATCATCCTTCCGAAGCCGAATCTTCTAAGCATTGTCAGTATCACCTATGTGGATGTGAACGGAGCCCTTCAGACATTGGACCCGGCCACATACACCATGGACAACGCAGAAGAGCCCGGCATGGTCGTACCGGCTTATGGGTGCGCGTGGCCTGGTTGCCGGGGAGATATCAACGGTGTGAAAATCCGGTACACCTGCGGATATGGCCCGGCATCGTCGGATGTTCCCGCGGCAATCCGTACATGGATGCTGATGAATATCGCGTCCATTTACGAAAACAGGGAATCCACCGTAGTTGGAGCGCGTGCCACTATGGTGGAACTGACAACTATCTGTGATGCCTTACTGATGCCGTTTTACGTACCGGTGGTGTGAGATGGACTCAACCACTATCGCAACCACTATAACCGGAATTTGCAGCGCAACCATTATCGCTGTCATAGACCATTATCTTTCCAAATCAGAGAGTATCCTGCAGAACAGCGTCGGGCCGTTTGTGTGGGCGCTCATAACTCGGAAACCAGTAAAAATAATGAAAGGACAATTAACCATGGCAACAAAATTCAATTTTGACACATTCCTCACAAACTTCGGGAAAGCTGCAACAAGCGCCGCACAAAACTACGAAGCGAAGCAGGCTGCTGGCCAGTCGCTGCATCAGGTGGATTACATCAATATGGGGATTTCAGCCGCTTTTGCAATTCTGTCTGCATTTCACTCTGACAGCGCCGCATCGACTACAGCCCAGACTAACGAGCAGTGAGGGCCGGGTCTCTCCGACATTTGGTAGTGATCGAAAAGCCTATTGCCGGCAAGGATGCAAACGGCTTTCCGATCACTACCTGGGCAGCTTTCCCGTCGCCTGGCTCCACGTTCTATGTCAGCATCGAGCAGATAAAAGCGTATGACAAGGCTGCCGTGGCTGCGACTTGGCCGGGAGCCGATACCACCATCACCATGCGGTATGTCGCCGGGGTAACCGGCAACATGCGGATCAATCACAATGGAGTGATTTACTCAATCCTCGGGCAGCCGAATAATGTTGACGGTAGAAACCGGGAATTAATTTTGACGTGCGAAACAGGAGTAAAAGCACAATGAGCAAAGACGAATGGGCAGGCAAAACCGCTTATAAGGCATATTGCGCTTTTTCCGGCAACCGGTCGCTCGTATCGGGCTGTGAATTGCCTGTATGGGATGACCTTAGCCAACAGATACAGGGTGCTTTGATTGCGGCGGCGCTGGCGGTAGCACAATGATCGTCGAGCAGAAAATACAGGCTATTCTCGAAACGGTCTCCGGTTGCACATTCTATGAAGACGGACCTGATTCCTGTATCGCTGCGACTACTCCGATATTCGGCACTTTTACAAAGGTTGGTGGAGAAGATTTTAATAATTTGGAAGGGGACATTGATACTTCCAGGCCTCGAATACAAATTTCTCTGTATGCCATTAATCGCGGCGACAGAGCAGTTTATGAGCTTGCCGTAAGCGCTGCGATGAAAACCGCCAATACCTTGGCAAATAATGCTGTCGATGCGGGACTTGATGCATTTACCACTGTCGGAGCACTGCCAAACATATCAGTTTCAGTGCCGGTCCACGGGCGGGACCCGGAGACGCGCAGATTTTTATCTCATATGGATTTTTATTGTTGGTGTCGTGAATAAATCAGTGGGGGAGTAACGATGAATTTGGAAAGCATCGGCGCAGGAGTAGGCGGTTCAATGGTAACGGCGGTGCTTACGTGGTTAGGGTTCAAGCAACGGCTTGACCGGGCGGATGCTGATATTGAAACCCTCAGAAAGAGCGTAGTTTTCAAGGATTCGCATCAGGAATGCTCTCAGTCATGGCACAACGCAATGGCCGCGCTGGAACGGAAAATAGATACAGGTAATCAGATCCTGGCGGCAATTTTGGAGAAGATGAAATGATCTTCTACTTCGAAAAGTTTCTTCCCAAATATGGCATCAACACTCCCCGGCGCCGGGCCGCATTCATGGCGCAGTGCCATCACGAAAGCGCCGGTTTCACCCGAATTGAGGAAAACTTGAATTACTCCATCCAGGGACTAATCAAGACTTGGCCGGGAGATTTCAACAGCAAGAACGCTGGTGTCTATGCTCACCAACCGCAAAAGATTGCCAATCGTGCCTATGCATCCCGCATGGGCAATGGACCGGAGTCCAGCGGCGACGGCTGGCTGTTCAGGGGGCGTGGTCTGATCCAGATCACTGGACGGAGTAATTACGTCGCGTTCGCCTCGTACAAAGGTATAAGCCTGGGCGATGCCATTCAGTATCTCGGAACGGCAGACGGTGCGCTTGATTCGGCCTGCTGGTTCTGGGAAACGCACGGACTGAATGCCTTTGCAGACGCTGGAAATATTGTAGGTATAACACGACGCATCAATGGCGGCCTGAAGGGCCTGAAAGATCGGGAGGCGCTTTACCATCAGTATTTAGGAAAGGAGTGATCTGTGGCAGGTTATTGCAAAGTAATTCAGGGCATGTACGAAGCCAGCAACAACGCGCTACTATGTGCAAAAACTCAGTGTCCAGTTAAGCAGAAAACCGGTAAAAGTGTATGAACGACATCCGCACCGGTACCATCAGCATTACCGGCCTTGCTGCCCTGGAAAAGCAATTGCAACAGCTTCCCGACAAGCTCGCAAAGAATGTGCTCCGGGGGGCAGTCCGGGCCGGGGCGGTTGCAATACAGAAAGAAGCCAAAGCATTGGCCCCGCAGAGCGTTGCATTCCATCGATTAGGTGCTGGCAGCCGGGCGGTCGAGATTCAGCCGGGTAGTCTGAAAAAAGGCATCAAGGTACGTTCCGCACCCAGGAAACTGTCGGAATTTGCCATTACCTATTGGGTGTACGTGTCGAAAAAACTCTGGTACTGGAAATTTGTTGAATTCGGCACGGTCAAGATGGCGGCAAAACCATTCATGCGACCGGCATTCGAAAGCCAGAAAGAAACTGCCACCATAGCGGTACGGAATTACATGGAGAAACGCATTGACAAAGAATTGGACAAGATGACGGCAATCCAGAATGGAGATTGATATTTAAAAACAATGCCACGTCGTGACGACGTAGCGAAGGAGTCAACACCATGTCAGTTGGAGCACAACTCGCACAGTTAAGTAAATTGTATATCGCTGGTACCACCGGGACCGCAAAAACCATTACCGGTATAGCGCCGGGGTATCCCACTATCATCACATCAGCCGCGCATGGTCTCTCCAATGGCGATTCGTGCGCAATCGCAGCCATCACCGGCACCATCGGCACCGATGCCACCAATGGTCTCAACGGTAAAACTCTTACCATCACCAATGTCACCACAAACACGTTTTCCGTCAACGTCAATACCGTTGGCCTCCTGTACACCTCTGGCGGCACCGCTACACCTTCAGCCTGGATCAAGATCAACCAGATCAAGTCATACAAGCCTAGCGGGGCATCGGCTTCCACAATTGATGTAACTGACCTCGACAGCATTGCTAAAGAGTTCCTGACCGGACTGGTTGATAACGGAACATTGTCAGCCGACGTATTTTATCTTGCATCTGATGCGGGACAAGCGGCAGTTCTGGCCGCATTCAAAAGCTCGCTCTCCAAAACCTATAAATTGACCATCAATGGCGGAGCTACCTTCACGTATGCCGCATCTGTAACCAAATGCCCCACGTTGCCCGATCTTGCGGTTGACGGCGTATTGACCGGCCAAATTGATTGGAAGGTTTCTGGCGACGTGACTGTTTCGTAATGGATGATCCAAACAACATACTGGCGAGGATGGCAACGGCTACCGGGCGTATAGATCCGGGAAGTTGTCACCTCGTCACATCTGGAATTACTACTTTCCACCAACTCTCAATAAAGAAAGGCGAAATCGAAAATGGTACTCGACAAAACAACTATCCTTGCTGCACCCGACCTCAAACGCGAAACCGTAAACGTTCCTGAATGGGGCGGCGACGTAATGCTTCAGGAAATGACTGCGCTTGACCGCGACCGGCTCAACGCGGAAGTCCATGCCGGTTCTGATGGCCCGGACTTTACCAACTTCCGTGCGAAAGTCCTTGTGCGCTGCGTCGTAAACGAAGACGGTTCCCGCATCTTCTGCGACGAAGAAGCCACGGCCCTTGGTAGCAAATCGAAAGCAGCCCTTGACCGATTGGAAACGATCGCCAACAAAATCAATAAAGTCAATTCCGATAAATTTGGGGATTCTGTCGGGGCAGTCGTTGAGATGCTATCTGGCTTAAAAGAATTGGATAAAGATGGTTCAGGCGAAACCGAAACGTTGATCGAGCAACTTCAAAAATCATTTTTGCGCTTTAAAGAGTTGGGCGCAACAACCGAGATCGATGTAAAAAACTCCGAGCCCAGCCAGAGCGACTCTTCGCCTTCCGTCTCTGCCTAGAGCTGGGCTATCCGCATCCTGATGTGCTGCTGGCCTCCATGTCCAGCAGCCAGTTTTCCGAATGGCTGACCTTTTACCGGATTGACCCCTGGGGCCAGCGCCGGGATGAAATACGACATGGCCAGCTTATGCACCTACTCGACACGGCGAATTTCCAGCGGAAAGAAAAACTGCAAGTGAGTGACTTTATGAACTTCGAACCGAAACCACCTGAAAAACAACTGACGGCCGCAGAGGTAAGCGCAATCTTCGGTTCCATGCTGGGGGCAAAATAATGGCTGGATCACTAGGCGATCTCGTTGTTTCTATAAAAGCTGATTATGCCAGGTTTCAGTCCGACATGGGGAAAATCCGACAGGAAACGGAAGCGTCGGCCAAGGCCATGTCACTTTCGCTCCAGTCAATCAATGGGGCGGTTAATGGGGTTATTGGCGGAATTGGTAAGATTAGCAGCACTCTTACCCTGATTACCGCAGGGGCTGGCTTTGCTTCCATCATCAAGCAGGCTGTTGACTGGAATTTACAGACCAAGGCGCTGGCCAACAACATGGGCATCACAACCGAGCAGGCCAGCATCATGGAGGTGGCGCTGGGGCATCTTGGCCTTTCTAATGAACAGGCTGAACAAGCGTCTCTCAGACTCTCCAAGGCGCTCGCTTCCGGTACTGATAAGTTTGACCAGTATGGCATCAAGGTGAAAGATACCAACACAGGTGCACTGCTGCCCATGCCGCAAATCATGGCCAATGTCAATAAGGCGATCCTTGAGACTCAATCCGGTGTTGACCGCAATATCATTGCCATGGATCTGTACGGCAAGTCATGGAAAGAGATCCAAGGAATTCTCAAGCTCACCCCCGAGCAGATGGAGGAAGCGGCTCAGAAAGCCAAAGACCTGCATTTGATTGTTGGAGATGAAGGCGTGGCCCAGGCACGACGATACAAGGAGTCCTTGAACGATGTTGGCCTGGTAGGTAAGTCATTATCAGTCCAGTTCGGCAATGTCCTTTTGCCAATGATGGTTGAGTTTGGGGCATACGTTGGTAAAAACTCCGATGTCCTCTCAACTACGTTCGCCTATTCCCTCCAATTTGTCACAAAGCTTGCCCAAACTGCCGGAGAGTATGTTGGTTTGATGGCTTATCGCATCTATTCGATGGGAGCTATTGCAAAGGACGTGTTTACCGGTAATTGGGGTGAAATCAAAAAAGATTGGGCAAACATGGTGGAGTCTGGGAAGGATTTTACCAAGCGCGCCAACGAACGCTGGACAACCGGCTGGGGAATTCAGAAACCAAAGGCGAGCTCAAAAGTCCCCGAAGGAGACAAGCTTGACATCGGGGATTCCGAAGAGGCTCAAAAGGCTCAAGAGGACTATGAGCGTCAGGTTAAGGCAGCTCAAGATGCGTACATGCGGTATGAAAAGGTTTTCGAAGAGACGAAGGTGGCTGCCATCAAAAGCGCCAACGACATGGCACTTGAACTCAACAAAGAGGCTTACGATAAGGGGCTAATTGATCAAAAAACATATCAAGATACGCGCCTTTCTTTGACACTTAGTTCAATGCAGGCCGAACTTGACGCAAAAAAGAAAGAACTCTCGGATGCCCAGGCCGCCGAGAAAACTGCACTTGCGGCATACGATAAAGATCCGACCGGAGACACGGCAAAAAATGTCAATGAAGCGTATGCAAAAACACAATCTGCCATAAAAGCGGTTGCTACCGAACAAAGTAAAATGGATCTTGCGCGCGTCCAGGGCGTGGAAAATACACGAAAAGAAAATGAAACCACATTAAACGGATATACTCAGCTACGCTCCGAAGTCATTTCCATGGCTGGTGATTACGTTGGCGCCGAGAAATTAAAACAAGAGGCTGAAAAGAACACTGAATCTTACAGACAGCTTGTAAGAAATGCTTTGGCTGGCGATGCTGCCTCACAGCGAGCACTTGCTGATAAACAAAAAAAATGGGCGGCTGATAATTACTCTGCGAGCGTAAAAGCCAGAGAGGAAACACTTGCCCACGTTAATTCCATTGCAAAGCTACAATCCGAATATGATCAGCTTTTAGGTAAAGATCAGTCTGTGCTTAATGCTGAAAAGAATCTGAGGGACGGTCTTCAAGCTGAACACGATTTGCAAGTCAAGCTCAACGAGGCGCAAGAAAATGGTCGAACCCGCGATATTGCCTTGATGCAGCAGGAAATAGCCCTGCAAAAGCAAAAAAACGGGCTTGCCGAAAAAGAGCTTGATGATTTGATGCGGAAAAAGGTGCTATCGGGGGATGTCATCGGCTTTGATGCGTCTAAAGTGGACACGCGCAAAACCCTTGAGAACGGAACGACTAACCCGAATTACAACCCTTATGGCGCAATTTACGCCGATGAGTACAAAAAGTTTTTGGACGCCATGGGTTACAAAACTGATAAGGAACTTCAAGCCGCTGACAAAAACGGCGATGCTGCCAGCCGCGCCCAGGCAGCTGGTCAAACCATGCAGGCTGCCGGTAATGCAATGATACAAGCGGCGGATCTGCAGAAAGAAACTGTTACCGGTTATTTCAAGTTCGCCAATCCCGATGACGCCAAAAGAAGCGCCACCAGTATCGTGGGCGCAAGGTCTGCTACTTCACTTCAAGGTATGACCGGTTGGAGCGCCCAGGGTTTCCCTATCATAAAGCTTGATATCCCATCGTATGACGTAGGTACTGATTTTATACCGCACGACATGATTGCACAGGTCCATAAAGGAGAACGGATAGTCACGGCTGCTGACAATGCCAGTGGCAATTTTGGCGGCTCAACGACTGTTCATGCCCCGATCACGATCAACGGGACGAATATGACCCCTGACGAAATGATGCGTGCCGTTTTGGTTCCGCTCAAAAAAGCAATGGGACGCTTCGGATGATACCCATTACTCCTGAAGCCACAGGCCAGTCCAGCTCCGGCAGGTATTTCGCGTCCGGCTATGTTTCTACTGGGTATGTCGTCGAATCCGTAACTCAAGCTCATTCGGTGGAGTTTCAGCATTCCGCTGCGGGTACAATTCAATTTGAGCATGGCTTTCAGTATCCAAAATATCAATTCAATTTTTTTCAGCCAAAAGAAGAGACAGCCAGCGGCTTCCCTATGTACTTCGAACCAATTATGGTTCAGGCCCCTTTTGAAACCGTCTGGCCGCGCATGACGGATGCCGAGCTTGAGGCGCTTCGGACGTACATGTTCAGAGCCTTGCCGCTGTTTGATGTATTTACCCTGGCAATGATAGGACGGAATATCACGCACCAGGTACGATTTGCAAAGAGACAAATCAAAGTCGAGCACGTCAAGCCGGGTATCAATAAAGTGACACTGCAATTGGTGAGAGTATGACCCAATTCACCTATCAGACAACTACCGTAACCATGGAGACAGACCCACTGCATCCTCGGGACTGGGGCGAAGAGCAGGAGTTTGCATCAGGTTATGACTCCAGCGGAACCGCTTATGCGTATGATTGCGGCGCCCCGATCTTTCGGACGGAGGATCTGAGTTTCCCGGCCATATCCTTAACGAACCTCACTTCGCTGTTCAGTTTCATCCAGATGACAATATTGGGGTCATACAAGCTGTTCACCTGGCTTGACCGGCAGGGAGTAATCCGTACCGCCAGATACAAAAACATGACGTGGCAACAGGTCTCAAACCAGTATTGGCAAGTCAGCTTGACGATTGAGGTTCAGCAGTGAAAACATTTCCTTCCACATTTTCCGCCATAAAAAATAAGCCGGTCGGTGCCAAACCCGTTTGGATACTGCATGTAACTATCAACGGTATCGATTACTGGCTGACCGCCAGAACGATTACTATTCCAATATTCACGGGAAGCTCTCCTTGGCCGGCATCAACGCAAATCACTCCTGCGGTGGCAGTCAAGTCCTGGGGAGCGGTCCAGTATGGAGTTACCGGCTGGTTGGGAGAATTTCAGGTTTCGGAATTTTCGGCGAGTCTTTCGTTAAAAGATTTGGCAGAGCCTTCTACCAATTTAATTTTACAATCAAATGATTTTTCTGCGTCAGCTTGGACTGTTGTCGGCACTGGAACAATTGTTCAGGGCGCCGTCGATCCGTTTGGAGGTACAACAGCGTGGACCATAACCGATACATCGACTGTCGCTTATTATTACCGTAGTCAAGCCGTTGCGGTTTCTCCTGCCACAAAATACACGCTGTCTCTGTGGATTAAAAAACAAGTACCAATGACAAACTCCGCTTTAATACAAGTTGGTAATTCCGCGGGTACTTATTACAACTCAATTGTTTTCAATCCTGAAACTGGGACTTTCGTGACTCAGACGGGACAAAACCCGTTTGAGTCTACAATTATTGTATCCGATGGAGATTTTTGGAGGTTGTGCTTAACGTTTACATCTCTCGCCGGAGATACAAGCAAAATTATATATTTCAGACCTGCCGCAAATACCAACGGGATAGGCACAGCAACGTCATCCGCAACAGGTTCACAAGTATTTTATGGTTTTCAGATTGAACAAAAAGATCACGCCACTGATTACATACCCACCCTGGCTACACCAGTAAGCCGTTCAACTCTGGATTTGGAGCCGTTGCTGTTAAATTACCCGATTGAGAACAACCCGGTTGAACTTTACGAATGGTTTGCTGGTTGTAGCGATCCACCACAGCGTATTTTTCACGGATACGTGCGCGACGTGACGCTGACGGACACAACCGTTGGTTTGACCATTCAGGACGATACCATCAAGTTGGAAAACGCCTACATCGGCACCAAAATAACCAATACCGAACATCCAGATTCAGATCCCGACGATGTGGGGAAGATATTGCCGATTGTTTATAATTCAGTTTCTAAAATAGCACCTCCTTGTATTAAAGCCGGGGTTGCTTCTACGCTTGTTTATGAAATTGATGAGTATGCAACTACTCAACAGGTATATTTGTCAGATTTCGACCATGAAATTAATTATTTGAATATGGTTTTATTGATTGACTATGAAAAACTTCTAGTTATTCAACAAATAAACGATGACGAAAATGGTCATGCAAACGCATATTTGAAAGTAACTAGGGGTTACGACAACACGAATATAGTTAAGCACACATCTGGTACGGTTATTTATCAATGGAGTACAACAGATCCGTTAATTTGGCTTTTTGACCATCCCTTAACAGCAATAAGCAAGGTCTATACAAGAATTGACAATTTTGACGTTGATATAACCGCTCAAGTTACACGCTATCTAGGAACTTCAGGCAATCAATTATCAGCTTATCCCGGCAAAGCAGCAATAACAATAAATAATGTTCCTAAAGTTTCTAAAGAAGTTGCTATTGAATTTAGCAACCAATTGGCCGTAAATCAAGGAACACATCAACATCCGGCCAACACTTCAACCTCTCAATATTCACCACAGCAATGGGCTTTTTCAAGTGGCCCAAATGGAGAAACTGGCAACGTAATTTCTCCGGCCAGCAACTTAACAGCAAGCAACGGCGGCCCTCAAAACCTTTACGATGGTAGTATTTATTCATTTGCTTATTTAGGTGTCAGCGGTAATGCGGGGAGCGGTTTTGTATTTAGATTGTCACGAAACAGTACCGCAGGAAGCGGGACTCCTGTTAATGTAAGAGCAGTTTTCACAATTGCTAGGGCTTATAGTAACAGTGCTTATTATAGAGTTACGGTGGGTGGCACAGCTTATTCTTGGACTGCTTTAGGAACTGATACCAATAACACACCAACCACTATAAATTCAGGCTGGTATACAATGACTTCGTGGAGCACTTTGTATGCAGCCAATACATACATAGACATTTACATACCATATGTATACGGTATAGGCACTTCTTTATCATTTAAAGGTGTTTATTCTGCATCTACCACATATTCCGCAAACGACGTGGTTAGATACGGTAGTTATGATTATAGGTCTTTACAAACCAACTACAATATTTTGCCAACTCAAACTTATGCCTGGGAAAAGATTCCTAATACCACAAACAGGCTTTTTGAAGTGGCTTTTGAGGTTGAAACCGGCACCGCTTCCACTTATGCCGCCGCCGCTGGCGTACAGCTTGAGGGGAGTTTGTTTTTAAGCGGAAACTCGGTAGCTGATATCCGAGTGGGCAAACTCCTTGTCGATTGCAATCGCACCATCACCAATGAGGGCATTTTCAACGATATCATTTCACGCGCCGGCCAATCTCTTACGGTTTCGAATGTCGGCACCCCGGCAGGTTACACGCTCAAGGGCGATATCACTGAATACAAAACTGCGCTTGCCTGGTTGAATAATCTAGCTCTACAGTCTCAAGCTTGGTTTGCGGTCATCAACGGGGCGGCCAAGATCATCAACCGCCCTCGCACAACAGTTGATAAGGTGATTGCCGCTTGCCGATTGTCAAGTGATGGCAAAAGAGTCCTGACCCGCAAAAAGACCGAAATTAGCGAAGTAATCAACAAAATCAATCTGCTATATAACCGGGATTGGTCGAAAGACAAAAGCGATACGGCATACCGGTCAACCAAGCTCGTACAGGACACAACGTCTCAATCTGTTTATGGCTTACAGGAGCAACCAAGCACATTCCAGTTTGATTTCATAGCCCTGGATGCTGATGCCACGGCGCTAAATTCCTTTTATCTTGCCAACTATAAAGACCGCCATTGGATAGCAGAGTTTGAAGTATTTCTTGATCATTCCGAAATTGAGTTTGGTGACTATGTGCAACTGGATTTCCTGGGCGGGGCATGCGGTACGGTGCTTTCTGCCTCCCATTCGCCGGGTACGAGCAGTCAAATGGATATAATCAAACTTACGGTTTTAATTTGACAATCAGCAACGCCGTGAGGCGTTAGGGAGTATTTTGTATGACAACACCATTAACACTGCGAAGCGTCAAGGGCAGCGAACTAACTTATGATGAAATGGACGGCAACCTTACCGCTTTGAGAACCACAGCGGATAGTGCTCTTTCAGGGCTATCAGGCAAACAAGATACGCTCACAGCGGGAACGAATATCACCATTTCAGGTGGGGTAATCTCTGCGTCCGGTAGCGGAGGGGGCGGCACCTGGGGGAGTATCACCGGGACACTATCAGACCAAACCGACCTCAACACGGCATTAACAGCAAAGGCTCCGCTGGCATCTCCCGCGCTTACCGGCACACCCACGGCACCGACAGCGGCGGCGGGGACAAGTTCAACGCAACTCGCCACTACGTCTTTTGTGGCTACAGCGGTGGCAGACAAGCAAGCGGCTGATTCGACTTTGACGGCTCTTGCTGCGATAACAACGGCAGCGGATAAATTAATCTACGCAACCGGTAGCGATGCGTTTGCAACAACGCCCCTTACCGCATTTGCGCGGACATTGCTGGACGATGCCGACGCGGCAACCATGAGGACTACGCTGGGAGCCGCCTCTACAGATAGCTTGCTTGGTTATGGGCAGACTTGGCAAGGTGTTAGCAGGGCTATTGGCACTACGTATTACAATACTACAGGCAAGCCAATTTTAGTTTCCGTTGCATACACTTGTACAGGGGCAAACTCTATTCAGGGATTGATAATCGACGGAGTAACCGTATATGCCGGCGCTGTTGACGTAGCCGGTTATCCAGGGGCTTTTACGTTGCTAGTCCCTTCAGGGGCTTCGTATGTGACAACTTCAAATGTGGGTACAATGACTTTAGTTACCTGGGCTGAACTTAGATAGAGAGATAATTAATGCCATATTACAAAAACGTTGAAAACAAATTACATTACTTGGAACTAACAACCTTTGAACATCTGTTGCCACCTGGCTGCGTGGCAATCACGGACGAAGAAGCGACTGCTATATCAGCGCCCACGGCTGCCGAAATAGTCGCGTCACTAACAGCCGCCCTTGAGTCCCATTATGATTCAGTAGCGCAGGCCAAGCGATATGATAATCGACTGACGTGTGCTTTGCGCGCCGGGTACGCCGGGCCATTCCGAGCGGAAGGGCAAGCGTTCGCCGTCTGGATGGATAACTGCAACGCATACGCTTATCAGGTGATGGCCGATTGTTTGGCGGGAACACGGGCTATCCCGACGGGAAAGGAATTAATAGCCGAATTGCCAGTTTTTAGCTGGCCGGGGGGAGCGTAAAACACAAGAAGAGGCAGCGGCCGGGAAGGTG